CCTTTTCTTCAATCGTCCTGCTAGGCCCACCCCCTCTTTCTATGCGGTTTACGCATACAACCCACCGGGTCTGTGCGCCCGCGTGATATATTCGTCAGACTTAATGGAGCCTAAGATGCCTAAAGCTGGCCGACCAGGAAAGCAGACCCTCACAGGGGCTTCGCAGTTATTTCAATCGGCGAGATCCCCGATCGTCTCGCCGTTACCCCTGACCGAACCCGAAGTGATGTTCTTCGACTGGATCATCTCCAGCCGCGAAGCCTCGACTTGGAGCCCGAACGACCTGGTGATCGTCGTCAACCTGGCCCGAACCTTTCAGCGCCTGGAAGTCCTGAATACTGCCCTGGCGGCGGAGGGGTTCACCCAGGAGAACAACAGGGGCACCCAGGTTGCTAACCCGATCTTCAATGCTCTGACCCAGACGCAGCACCAGGTCCAGGCCCTATCGAAGACTCTGGGGCTGTCGGCCTCGCAGAAAGGATTGGCTGGGGACAGACAAACTGGTCGCAATATCGCTGAGCGAGAAGCGAAGGCGATAATCGACAAAGCGTCATCCACCGACCTGCTGGCCTAATGCCTCGAAAGAAAGCTGCCCCTCCGCCCAGGACCGATGCGACCAGGGTTATCGAATTCATCGAGACCTTCTGCAGGACCCCTGAAGGGGTTCATGTCGGGAAGCCGATCAAGCTAGCGGATTTCCAGAAGCAGTTCATCAGGGAGGTCTATGACAACCCGAACGGAACTCGACGAGCTATCCTGAGCATCGCCAGGAAGAATGGGAAGACCGCATTGATCGCTGGGTTGATGCTCGCCCATATCATTGGACCAGTCGCAAAGCAGAACAGCCAGATCGTGAGCGGGGCGATGTCCAGGGATCAAGCCGCCCTGGTTTTCAGTCTAGCTGTGAAGATGCTTCAACTCAATCCGGCACTCGATGGACTATATAAGTACGTCGAGTCGGGCAAGCGAATCGTGGGTCTGTCGAAGAATGTCGAATTCCGAGCACTGTCGGCCGATGGTACGACAGCTCATGGTCTCAGCCCAGTCCTAGCAATCCTGGATGAAGTCGGGCAGGTGCGAGGACCGATGACCCCGTTCATCGAGGCGATAATCACATCCCAGGGTGCCCACGAGAACCCGATGATAATGACTATCTCGACTCAAGCTCCGTCGGATGCCGACCTGTTGAGTCTCTGGATCGATGATGCTAAGAGGTCGGGCGACCCTCATACTGTCTGTCACTTGTATGCCGCTGACGCAGAGTCCGACTTTATGGACCAGACTCAGTGGGCCAAGGCTAACCCAGCACTTGGGATCTTCAGGTCTTTGAAGGACCTGGAGGAGCAACTGAAGCAAGCGAGCAGGATTCCGTCGATGGAAGCCGGGGCTCGCAACCTTCTGCTCAACCAGAGGATCTCCCTCGAAAGCCTTTGGTTGGCCCCTGCGGTCTGGAAGTCCTGTGGCGGCGCTACCGATATCGAGGTCTTCCGAACTAACAGCGTGTCGGTCGGTCTGGACCTGTCAACCAGGAACGACTTGACCGCCGCAGTGCTTTCTGCTAGGGACCAAGAAGGGTGTATCCATCTTCTCCCGTTCGTGTTCACCCCGTCCCAGGGACTCGAAGAACGAGCAGCTAGAGACCGCGCCCCATATACACAATGGGTGAAGTCAGGGCACCTGATCCCGATAAACGGGGCGACAGTGGATTACGAAGCGGTCTGTGAGCATCTCAAGGGGTTGGTCGATGACCTTGGGATAGAGATCAGCACAGTCGAGTTTGACAGATGGCGAATACGGGAATTCCAAGCTGCTGCAGAAAGGGTCGGGTTCGCTCCCTATGCCGAATGGCATGAGGTCGGACAGGGCTATAAGGATTTCAGTCCGCGAGTCGAGAAATTCGAAGAGCTACTGCTCCAGGGTAAGATCCGCCACGGGCTGCACCCTCTTCTCAATATGGCGGCGGCCAATGCGATCCTGGTTCGAGACCCTTCCGGCAACCGGAAACTCGACAAGGCTAAGTCGACCCTTAGGATCGACCCGTTGGTCGCGGCAGTGATGTCGGCTTTTGCTGTGGCCACTTCCGACGAAGTTTCCGCATTCATAGTCTAGCCCTGGTTTACATTGTTCTACCCCTACGGTATAAACCCGCTATGGCTAAACCACGCCCCGGCCGCGAAGAGCGAGCCGAACATCAGCGTAAATCCACCCCGCCGCAACGGCCGGGGACTGGTGGCGTTTCCTTTTGGGACGCTGCCGAATGCTTCGCACAAAGTCTGTCCTCGTAGAGAAAGCCGCGTCGAGCGAGTTCGACGCCCGCTTCGTGATGTCGGCCGGGACTCCGGACCGCGTCAAGGACACTATCGAACCCGCAGCATATGACGCTGCGACCAAACTCGATAAGCTGATTGCTCTGTTCAACCATGACGCCGACAAACCAGTCGGATACTGGACGAACCTCAAGCGGGAGTCGGACACACTGACCGGCTATATCAAGTTCGCATCGACCAACTTGGGCAAGATGCTCAAGCAACTGATCGACGACGGCGTGCCCCTTGGGGCAAGTATTGGGTTCCGCGGCAAGGGCGTATCGAACAAAGCCGGTGGAATCCATTTCAACGAGATCGAGCTGTTAGAGACTTCTATCGTCTCTACCCCAGCACACCCAAGGGCAATGCAGATTGCAAAGGCCTACGGGATCGAATTGCCCCAGGTCCAAGCGGGCGATGTTCGCGTCATGTCCGACGCATCCGCATTCTCCATTGACCGAGCGAAGGCGGCTATCCTAGCTGCTAACCGCGCAATCAGGAACAAACTATGAGTATCGCAGAACGTATTGCAGCCGCTGAGACCGAACTGGTTTCGATGAAGGATTCCCTCCTCGAGTCGATGAAAGCTCTTGAGGCCGCCCCCGACGAAGAGTCGCTGCTTGTCCAAGTCGAGGAACTGTCGGCCAAGGTCGAGAAGCATTCCTCCAGCGTTGCCGCACTGAAGAAAGCCGAGGCAGTTCTGGCTTCCCGTGCTAAGCCCGTTGAGGCTCCCGCTGTGATCCCGCAGATGAAGAAAGACGCTTCTGGCGATGGTTCACTGCTCTGGAAGATGGCGACCGCAAAGCTGATCGCTCATGCGACCAAGCGGACCGAAGCCGAAGTGATTGAGAAGGCGTACGGTCACGACGACCGCGTCGCTGCTGCTTCCGACTTCGTGCAGAAATCGGTCGTCAACCCTGCGATGACCACGGTGAACGGTTGGGCCGCTGAACTGGTTCGTACCGACTATCAGGGTTTCCTGAACACCCTGCGCACCGTGTCGGTTGCCGCTGAGCTCGCTTCGCGTTCTTCGTTGCTGTCGTTCGGTGGATTCAATTCAATCACCGTGCCGATGCGCAACCCGCTTGGCGCTACCCTGACTGAACCCGCCTGGGTCGGTGAGGCAGGTAACATCCCCCTGACGCAGTTCAGCTTCGGATCGATGACCCTGAGCCGCTACAAGCTGGCCGCGATCACCACGATGTCCCGTGAGATCGTTGACCGTTCGACCCCGCAGATCGAAGGTCTGATCCGCGACGCTCTGTCGGAAGCCTATGCTCAGGTGCTTGACGCCGCTCTGTTGAGCAACGCTGCTGCGGTTCCTGGCGTTCGTCCTGCTGGTCTGCTGAACGGTGTGACCGCAGCCACTGGTACCGCTGGCGGCGGCGAGGCGGCCGTGATTGCTGACCTCAAGACAGCTATTGGCGCGATGACTGCCGCCCGTCTGGGTGCTCGTCCTGTGCTGATCATCCCGGCTGCGAATCGTCTGAGCGTTGGCCTGATGATGAACCCGCTGGGTCAGCGTGCGTTTGCCGATGAGATCGCTTCTGGCCGCCTGTTGGGTATGGAAGTTATCTCCAGCCAGAACGTCCCGGCTAACACTGCGATCCTGATCGACGCCGCCGTGTTTGCGACCGCGTTCGACACCCCGACCTTCGATGTGTCCGACGTCGCGACTGTCACTGAGTCGAATGCCAATGGCACCGCCCCGACGATGGCCGCTACCTCTGCTCAGGCAGCGATCGGTGTGGTCGGTACAGCTGGTCAGGTCCCGGTGAATTCCGGTATCGCAGTGGTTGGTTCGACTGGTGCTGCTCAAGTGGGTCAACAGACTCGCTCGCTCTGGCAGACCTACAGCGTTGGTATCCGTATGATCGCCCCGACCTCTTGGGGCCTGATGCGTGCCGGCGCGGTGCATAGCACGACCGCCATTACCTGGTAATAGGTTAAGGACTGCGGGCTTAGGCCCGCGGTTCTTTTCTTAAGGGTTCTGCGGAGCCCTTTGGAAAAGGAGCAGCATATGCCTGTGATCTTGAAGATGACCCCGATTGGGAAGCGCGCCTCCCTGATCTCCGACGACGAAGCCAAGAAGATGCTGGACTCCGGTTCTGCAATTCTCTGTCCTGGCTACGAGATTCTCGAGGAAGTGACTTCCGACGAGGCAAAGCAGGGATATATGACCAGGAATATGGCGCCGCTTCCTAAGCGCACTACTCGTCCACCTAAAGTTCCTGCTGCAGAACCGACCGGCAAATGAAGCTGTTCGACCGCGCCAAGTCGCTGTTAGGATTCGAAGGGTCGGCCCGTGGTCCGTTCAACGGAATGGGTGAGCTAGGCGGGTTCTACGGTATCGAGTCGTTAGGCGATGGGTGGCAACGCAATCTCGAGATCGACACCTTCAGCGCACGTCGAGTGCCAGGGGTCTATGCCTGTGTGATGGCGATCTCCCGTGCAGTGAGCCAGTGCTACCCGGCGCATATCCGACTGATCGATGGCACGCATGAGCGGGTCAAGACTTCGGCGGCATACAGAGTACTGCGCAACCCGAATTCTTACCAGGCGTCGCCCGACTTCCTGTTGAACCTGGTTGCCGCCGCGTTGTTCGACGGGGAGTCGTTTGCGGTCGCAACCCGAAACGACAGGTACGAAATCGACTCCCTGCACCTCTTGCCTCGAGGCGCTTGCGCGGTTCGGGTCGATGAGGACACGCGGGCAATCTATTACTCGATCGGCTCTTCTCCTCTTGCACCTGGTGGCGTCGATTACGTCGCTCCCGCCAGGGATGTTCTGCACCTTCGATTCCATACTCCCCGACATCCGTTGATTGGAGAGTCCCCGATCCGAGCTGCTGCGCTGGCGATTGGGATCAACGTAGCACTCTCCCAGAACCAGGCGGCTTTCTTCTCCCGGATGAATCGGCCGAGCGGGATCCTCTCGACCGATCAAACAATGAATGCCGACCAGGCGGCTCGGTTGCGGGCGGCATTCGACGAGCAGTCGAAGAAATGGGCCGCTGGCGGTATGCCGATTCTCGGTGGTGGTCTGAAGTTCCAGGCCCTGTCAATCAGCTCCCAGGATGCTCAGCTGGTTGAAGCTCAGCGAATGAGCCTCGAAGATATCTGCCGAGTGTTCGGTGTGCCCCCTCCGATGGTCGGGGACCTCAGTCATGCAACGCTGAGCAATGCTGAATCGTTGATCCAGAACTTCCTGTCAATGTCGCTCGGTTCGTATCTGGAGCATATCGAACGTTCGTTCGATCGGCTCTTCGGTCTGGGCAATAACGAGTTCATCGAGCTAGACACTGCAGCACTACTACGGACCGATTTTGCTGGTCGCGTGGACGGTTTGACCAAAGCAGTTCAGGGGGGTTTGATGACCCCAGATGAAGCCCGAGCTCGTGAAGGTCTGTCCCGAATCGACGGGGGTGACGTAGCATACCTTCAGCGTCAGATGGTCCCGATCGACAAGATCAACGACCTGCTTGAAGCCGAAGCTGCTCGGGCCGCTGCGCCTGCCCCTGCGCCAGGACAACCAAAAGCAGAAGATCCCGAGCCACAAGATACTCCCGATGCTGAGGAGCAACTTGAGGAAGGAAAGGGGCTGGACGTCGAAGTCGCCAAGGCACTTCTGACCGCTTACATGGTGAACCGATGATTGAGAAAAAGCTCGTCGAAGTCCTGGCGCCTCTAGCCGATCGGATCATCGATCTCGAGAAGAAGGTCGCACAGACACCAGTACCACAAGACGGCAAGGACGGACGCGACGGCAAGGACGGCGTTGATGGACGCAACGGCGCAGACGCGCCTGCGGTCGATGTTGACGCCGTAGTCGAAAAGCTGCTCCCCCACATACCCGCACCTGTACACGGCGCAGACGGCAAAGACGGCAAGGACGGACGCGACGGGGTGGATGCCCCTGCGGTCAGTCTCGATTCGGTCGTCGAGAAGTTGATCCCGCATATCCCAGCGCCGATCAAAGGAGAACAAGGTCCTGCTGGTGAAAGCCCTTCGGTTCTAGATATCGCGGCCGCTGTCAAAACCGATTCGTTCTTTGTCGAAGCGATCCGCGGCAACGGAGTCAAGTCCCTCACGACCGACGGCGTGAAGCTGACCTTCTGCCTGGACAACGGCGATGAGTTTGATGTCGAGCTCCCGGTTGGTCCTGAAGGGTTGCCAGGCGTTAAAGGCGAACGGGGCGATAAGGGTAACGACGGCCTTGGCATCGAGATCAAAGCCTGGACCCCTGGCGTTTACCGCGAAGGGGTCTACTGTGCTTCCGAGCTTGGGAAGATCTTCAAAGCCCTGCGCGACACCGCTGATGCACCTGGTTCGTCAACCGACTGGGAGCGGGTAGGTTCGTTTGGCTTTGCCTGGACTGGTCTCAAGAAGGCGGATTACGCCTACCAGGACGGCGACCTGTATATCGACAACGGGTCGGCGTTCCTCTGGTTTGGCGGCAAAGGTAATATGTTCTGCCAGAAAGGGCCACGAGGCGCTCAAGGCGATCGCGGCGCTGATGGTCGGGATGGTAAGGACGCTCCGACTATCGTGCACTTACAGTGGCGCGATAAAGCCCTCGACCTGGTGCTCTCCGACGGGACAGTGCTCGAGGCAGAGGTCGAAGGATACGAGAAAGCGGTCGAGAGCCTGGTCCAGAGCAAGCTGCTCAACTGGCTTGAAGCCGAAGCTCAGCAGATCGAGAACGAAGGTGGCACGCCCCTGCGGTCTTTCCGCGGTCAGTTCTTGTACAACGAGTCGTACTCGGTCGGCGACGTGGTGGTCTTCAACAAGACGCTGTACGTCGCACGCAAGGCGAACCGCAAGGATTTCGTCCTTGAGGACTGGCGCAA